CGCACAACATTCCTACGGCTTACGAGGCGTGGGAAGACGCAATGAGGCAGGTCAACTTATGCGGGGAATACTACCGCTACCAGTTCAACGCGCGAGTCCCGGAATACTCGCATCCCCTTGTGGAGCGCGCCGTCAAGGTGATCGGCTACCGTCACCTTTTGGAGTCGGAAAACATAGCCGTTGACCGGGCGCACTTTTTCAAGATTTACGACTCACTCGTGAACCGGGCTGAGGAAGACACCCGGCTTTTACCTGACGTGAAACAGGTGAGCGCAAAGTACCTGGAAGCGGTAGGAAAGTTGACAAAACAACTGGAGGCGGGGAAATGACAGCATTATTTGAGGTAATCGCAGTCCGCGACCTTTTGATGCGCGAACTCAACGCGGGATTATGGGACGGCGAGAGTTGGGACGCGCTGTACATCATGGCGCGGGATAACGGCTGTCCGGAGATCGCGCGCCAAGTGGCAAGGTACATCGAGCACTACGGGGGCGCGTGACGGAACTATCCAGCAACTTCACCGTGTACGCCGTGATCTGGATTGTGGGATGTGTCGTTATAGCAGCCGGTATCGTGGCGCTGCTGGTCGGGCTGGTAATCGATGGTGTAAAGAGGAGACTATGAACATCAAGTTATCAGGAATCGTAGGCAAGCCGGAAACCAGGTACACGCCGGAAGGGAAGGCGATACTCACCTTCTCGCTCGGAATGTACACCGGGGGCAACAAGGACGCGGGGTACAAAGACCGCGCTTGGGTACGGTGTGAGGCGTGGGAGCAGTTAGCCGAATCGTCCGCGTGGGTCGAGAAGGGAAAGACTGTCACCGTCACAGGGCAGGCGAAGACCCCGCGCAAGTGGACGGACAAGGAAGGCAACGAGCGTGACGCGGGCTTCGAGGTTGTGGCGCGTGAAATCAGAGAGGGTGACGATTTCTGGACAACGGGAAAACCGAGCGATGACGACCTCCCTTTTTGACCTGCTGACCGCCGAGCGCGGGCAATTCTGCGAGGTGTGCCACTCCAGGCTGGCGACGGATGTACACCATTGCTTGTACCACCGTGACCGACGGCACAAGGAGCTGGACTGCGCGGAGAATTGCGAACTCGTGTGCAGGACGTGTCACCAGGACGGGCGGGTGAACTCCTACCAGCACCGCGTCGAGTTTTACATCTCTCAATGCTGCAGGTACGGGAGCCGATGGATGGAGGAGTGGAATGATGGATTACCGCTAAAGAACAAGGCGAGGTTTGTATGACCACCATCACGCGCCTATCCAACGACCAGGGCGACCAGAGACCCGTGTTCGCGCGGGTGTACGTTGTGCGCAACGAGGACGAGGAGCGCAAGGCGTTGGAGCGGTATACGACCCGGTATGACCGCGTGCCGGAGAGGGTATTCGTGTGGCGGGGGATGATGTACGTGGAGGAGAGATGAGCGAACTAAAAGCGTGTCCGTTTTGTGGAAATTATAAAGGTGATGAAAACAACGATGCCCCGCATATCTGTTTTAGTGTCCTCCGCGATGCTGAACTTGCTCATTGCGAGGTATGCGGAGCAGAAGTTCACGCGCACGGCAAAGACCCGCGAGTTACTTGGAACACCCGCCCCATCGAGGACAAGTTGCAAGCCGAACTCGCCCGCCGTGACGAGATTATCGCAAGGCTGAAAGAGGACGGGGAGAGATTAGCGGCGCAACCATACCCGTTTACAGACGTGGAGCATATCGAAATGATTGTGGAACACAGGATGCCTATCGTTTTTTGCCCGAACTGTGAGAAATACGTAGAGTGCATTCATACTGCTGAATTTGAATTGTACGAGTGCAAAGAGTGCGGTGAGGACTTTGCGAGATATATTGTGTCACGCCAGCCGGCAAAATCTGATGTTTCAATGACACAGGATGTTTTAACAGATATTAAAACAGGGCAATCCGTTGAAAATACTAATCCTGATTATTATAAAGACGAACTGTATCTTGACGAAGATTTTCGCACGCTTGCCAAAACATACCCAGCGGATGTTAGCGCAATTGGGGTAACGACATTGATTGATTATGTGGAGGCGGTAGAAGCCGAACTCGCCCGCAGAATAAACGAGTTACATTACGCTAACACGGTATGTATGGAGCAAAAACATAAACTCGCCAGCCGTGACGAGATTATCGCAAGGCTGAAAGAGGATGCAGAGAGGTTGGCGTCTAATTACGTTATTGAGGCATTTCCTCATGAGTGGGTATGTCGTGGTGGCTGTCATCACTGGGCGAGATTTGGTGAACAGATTGAACATTCTCCAGACTGCCCCATCACCCTACACCGTGCGCTGATGAAGGAGTTGGAATGACTGACTATTCAGGATGGACTGACGAACAGGTGAACGAGGCGATAGCCGTAAAGCGCGGGTGGGTATTGCATTTGTGTGTGGGTTGTAATCATGATTGGTGGATGACGCCGGACGGTGGGGTTGACTACAACCAGCAAGACCCGCCCGACTACGCCCACGACTGGAAACTGGCGGGGGAGTTGCTGGAGGAGTTTGAGCGTGGTGGAATTGCTAAAGTGAAGTCGTTGACGCTCGGATGGTTGTGGATGGCTTACACGGGAACGGAGGAAAAGCCTATATCTTGTACCGCCCTCACCCCCCAACGTGCAATCTGTGAGGCGTGGCTGGCGTGGAAGGAGAAGGGATGATAACTATAACGGTTGATCCAGTCGTTATTATAGCGATTGTCGTTCTAATCGGGATTATGTGTTTTAGGTGGCGCGGCAATCAACAATGCTCTGGCAGACCGGAGCCGGAAGAATGAGCGAACTCGAAGATGTGCTGGCGCTTGAACTCCGCGCTCACGACGTACCCGAACCGAAACGGCAGTACCGTTTTCACAGTAGCCGCCGCTGGTTGGCTGACTTTTGCTGGCCGGAATCGCGCCTCATTGTGGAGGTGAATGGCATGACCCACGTTGCGTCACGCGGGCATACCAGTTACGCCGGAATACACCGCGACTACGAGAAGGCCAACGGAGCGCAGGCGATGGGGTACAGGTACTACCAGTTTGACCGTGAGATGGTCGAGGACGGCACGGCCATCAGGCTGATCTGTGATTATCTTGGGAGGTGTGATGAATGAAATACAAGGCGTATGGATGGTGGAATAGACAGCGTGACGCGGGGTGGGGCAACCTGCATGACAAGGGCGCGTCGTTTGAGAGTATTGCGCGTGACTGCCATTATTCAGCGGAGCAGGTAAGACAATCTGTGAAACTGCATAAAGAACGCCTGATAGAAGAATACAAGGCGGACGCGGATGATTTGATTAGCGGAGGTTATATCTGATGACTGAAATCGTTTGCAAGTGTGGCACGTCACGGCTGGAGGACGTTCAATGCGCGGAGTGCGGTGAGTATTTCAAGGCGGGATGGATTCCGGTGAGCGAGAGACTGCCGAAATATGGTCATGCGGTATTGATAATGACTTCCACAAGCGTTGTTCCGCGTATCGGGGTACATTCCCCAACTATTCCACAATGGGCAACGACTGATGGACTGTATTATCACGGGAATGCTTATTCACTTGTTACTCATTGGATGCCACTACCAGAACCGCCGGAGGCTGAATGAACCGACCAACCGACGAGCTAGATGCTCGTATCGACGTTGACCGCATACTCGCCGCCCTACCGCCTCAACAGCGTAGGGCGGTTCGGCTGTACGCGCGGGGGTACACGCAGCAGGAGGTGGCTGACGCGTTGGGGGTTCATAGAAACACGATATGCAACTGGATGAAGCAATTTCGAAGATTTTACAGGGAATTTTGTGATTAAACGGCTATTTCACACGTAACAGTATTAGAGGACATTATGCAAAGACGTTGTGCTTGTGGAAAGCCAATAAAGGGCAAAGTCCATCTCTGCGTGGCCTGTCTTGAGATCTATGGATCCGATAGGGCGGAATGGCCGGAATGGCTGAAGTTCATGGTCAACGACCTGGAACGGGAATACGCATCGGACAGGCGCGCGGATAAATTCGAAATCACTTTCACCGATTTAGGAGTGTACTAATGGCAGGACTTTTGAAATCACGCAAGTTTTGGCTGGCCGTGTTCGGCGCCGTTCAGGCTATTGTGCTGCATTACCTCGCCGTGCCTGATGAAATCTGGCAGGCTATCGCCGCGCTGATCGGTGTGGTAATTGCCGGTATTGCCATTGAGGACGCAGGTGAGAAGGCGGGCGGGGGCGTTGGGTAGATTCAAAAACCGTATCATCGGCTCAGGCGAAGAACCGCTCGACCAAATACTTTTTAACCCGCGTAACTGGCGGGTGCATCCGCTTAACCAGCAGAACGCGCTCAAGGGCGTACTCGACGAGGTCGGCTGGGTGCAGGAAGTCATCGTCAACCAGCGCACCGGAAACTTGATCGACGGGCATCTCCGCTGCCAACTGGCGGCGCGTGAGGGTGCTAAGACAATCCCGGTGAAATACGTGGACTTGTCAGAGGAGGAGGAGGCGCTGGTACTGGCTACGCTTGACCCTATCGGCGCAATGGCGGCAACGGATAAACAGAAGTTGGATGAGCTGTTTCAGGCAATCAATTCTGATAATGAGAACGTTCAAAAGATGATTGCCGAGATTGCCGAAAAAGAGGGCGTACTTGGGGATTTGCCAACACTTGATGATCTGGAATCAAAGTTTGGTGAGCCAAACGAGCGCGACTTTTGGCCTGTAGTAAGGGTGCAAGTCAGCCCTGACACTTTCGCAAAGTTCACCGGGCTAATGGCTTCAACGCCCGGTGCAAACGAAGCAGAGAAATTCGATGCGATCATATCTGGTGCAAATCAATGACAACACGCATTTTACTGTCGTATTGGTATCACAAAAATACTGACATTGAGAAATTGATAAAGGACAATTTTGCTGGCGTCAAACCAGACATATTTGCAGACAGTGGTGGGTTTAGTGCTATGACACAAGGCGCACAAATTGATGTATGCAAATATGGCGAATGGGTTAATAAATGGGGACACTTGTTTACGGCTTATTCAAATTTAGACGAAATTGGAAATGCCATTAAAACACTTGAAAACCAAAACACTCTTGAACAAATGGGTTTGTCGCCACTTCCAGTGTTTCATGTTGGCGAAGATTGGGGTTATCTAAAAAATTATGTCGGCAAATATCAATATATAGCTTTAGGCGGCATGGTTCCATACATGCGTTATACAAAAAAGATAATGCCCTGGATTATTAAGGCGTTCAAACTGGCTGGCGATAAGTCTGTATTTCACGGGTTCGGTGCTACATCTTGGGAAGTGATAAAAGACTTACCGTGGTATAGCGTGGACAGTACGACTTGGATGGCTGGGCATCGTTACGGGGCACAATTCGTATTTGCGAAAGGGCGTTTGTTTCAAGCCCGTGCGAATGTGTTGCGAAAATATGTGACGGATTTGAATTTGTTGGGATTTACGTTGAAAGAGGCAATATCAGCAACACAAGGAAACATGGAATTGTCAAAACAAATTGCATGTGCCAGCGTTGCTAAAGCCGAAGAGTATTTACAAATCAAGAATCCAGATTTTAGAATTTATATGGCTGGGCTTGAATCTTAGATATGAGGAAACCATGAAAAAAACCAATTTAGTAATCGTATTGACCGCAGGATATTTACTTTGCCAGATTATTGCGGATGTAACCGCTTCAAAGATGGTCGACCTGTTCGGCATCTATGTTCCGGCTGCAGTGTTTATTTATGCGCTGACATTTACTTTGCGCGATGTAGTTCACAAGCAACTGGGGAAGCAGACCGCTGTGTTTATGGTCTTGACTGCTGGGGTTGTGAACGTGCTGATGGCCGCGTATTTTATGCTTACGGTGGCGTTGAAACCTGCTCCATTTTGGGGAAATCAGGAAGCCTATAACCTGATACTCGGAGTTGTGCCACGTGTTGTTGGCGCGTCAATTCTGGCTGAGATGGTTAGCGAATTAATTGACACTGAAGTCTATCACCGCATCAAGCACTTAGCGCCCTGGAAGCGGGTGCTTGGATCAAACGCTATTAGCTTGCCTATTGACTCTTTGATATTCGTGTCGGTTGCGTTTGCAGGAACAATGCCAGTAGCGGCTTTAATCTCGGTCATGTTAGGACAAGTTTTGCTGAAGGCTGTGATTACAGTAATAAGTATTCCGCTTATTTATGTAATTCCCGACAAACCTCTTACACCAGAATTGATAGATTAGAGAGTTAGATGGCAGTCAAGTACAGCACTAAAAGTATTATCGAGGCATTATCATCTCTGAACGGGATGGTATATTTGGCTGCGAGAAAACTTGGCTGTACTCCACAAACTATATATAACCGAATGAAATCGAGCGTGGCAATTCGTGAGGCTTGCGATAACGCGCGAGGCGAGTTGATAGACATCTCAGAGCAAAAGCTACGGGCGGCTGTTATGAACGGCGAACCCTGGGCGGTGGCTATGGTGTTAAAAACACTTGGTAAATCACGCGGCTACGTTGAGCGGCAGGAAGTCACGGGGGCGGATGGAAAGCCGATGAATATTCGCTGGGTAGACGTTGAGGGTGATACTGATTGACGCTACTTTCGAGTTACATCACGCGCAGTACATTATCAACTCGTGCGATTCCCGTTTCCGGGTGGTATCTGCGGGGCGTAGGTTCGGTAAGACGCGGCTGGCAGTCCTCGAATGCTTAGCGGTTGCGAACGAGGGAAAGCGCGCCTGGTGGATCAGCCCGACTTACAAAATGAGCAACGTGGGCTGGCGACCCCTCCGGCAAATGGCGAGCCGGATTCCCGGCGCTGTGATACGAAAGGCGGAGAGGGAAGTCGTTATACCCGGCGGCGGGCTTGTGGCTGTTAGATCGGCTGACAACCCGGACGCGCTACGCGGTGAAGGGCTTGATTTCGTTGTGATGGATGAAGCGGCGTACATTATGCCGGAGGCGTGGATAGAAGCAATCAGACCGGCATTGTCAGATAGGTTAGGGCGGGCGCTGTTCATCTCCACACCGAGAGGGCGCAACTGGTTTTGGGACATTCACCGCAAGGGTGGAGTAGAGCCGGATTGGTCATCGTTCACCTACCCGACAAGCGCGAACCCTTTCATGCCGAAAGGCGAGATCGAAGCGGCACGGGCGGAGTTACCTGAAATCATTTTTAGGCAGGAATACCTGGCGGAGTTCGTTGATTCAGAGGGCATGGTCTTTCGCAGGGTACACGACGCGGCGGTACTCGAACCAGCAGAGCCGGGTGAGGGGCAGTACGTGGCTGGCGTAGACGTGGCGGCAAGCGTGGATTACACGGTGATCACGGTACTGGACGCGAAGACGAAAGAGATGGTCGCCATTGACCGCTTCAACCGCGTGGATTACCCGGTGCTCGAGGACAGGATCGCGGCGGCGTATTCCAGGTGGAATCTCACCGGCA